TTACCACCCCAATGCTGACAAGTGGACTACAGCCCGTACCCTATCACTCTCTGGTGACGCATCTGGTTCTGTCTCTTGGGATGGCTCTGCTAATGCTACTCTGAGTGTGACGGTGGCTAATAATAGCCATACTCATACAGTAAGCAACATCTCTGATAGACCTACAAACTTTAGTGCGACAGTGCAGACTTACACTACTATTGCATCTGGTGAATGGGATTTGCGCACAGGTTCTTCTGTGTTTGCAAAGCAAGACAGTTCAGGTGGTCCCGGTACAGATGGATATTGGTTTGTTACAGGGCGCAGGGATACGCAAGGAGGGTATTCTGGTATCTTTACACCTCATGGCGATGGAAGGGCATATGTAGGTTATAACAGCAGTGGTGCAAGCAACCCTGTTTGGGCTACTATTTGGACAAGCACAACTGACGGCTCTGGCTCTGGCCTAGATGCTGATTTGCTGGATGGTGTTCAGGGTAGCAGTTACTTGCGTAGTGATGCTACTGATACCTTTACAAACTTATCTGGTACATCATTAACCCTTGGTTCTGGTGTAGTTCTTCAAGAAAGTACAGACCGTGCCGATCTACTGCAGATTACTTCAAGTACCTCTGGTTGGGGTGGCTTGCAGATACGTAATAGCTCCAACGAGGGCCGTTGGTCGTTTATGACTGATGGTACGGCTGCGGGTATCTACGATGATGAAAATGGTGACTGGCATATCTACATGAATGAGAACGCTGGTGTTGATTTACGGTATAATGGAACTAATAAGTTAAGTACTACAAGTTACGGAGCCGTAGTCAAAGGTGACGGTGGCGAAACATTAACAATTCAAGATACAGGCGATACACATTATAACGCCACAGCATATCTTTACTTTAAAGATAGTGCTGGAACTGCGATGGGTTATCTAGGTAAGTCCACATATGGTAGCTATGAAATGACCCTTCACGCAGCAAGCGGTGGTGATATTGTACTGTTTACTTCTGGTGGTTTAAAATATTCTAATGGTTCAAATGAATATAACATATGGCATGCTGCTAATGATGGCTCTGGTAGTGGATTAGACGCTGACACTGTTGACGGTATTCAGGCAAGCAGTTTCCTGCGCAGTGATGCTAATGATACAGCAAGCGGAGTAATTACTTTATCTAGTTCTGCCAGAGATACCCTTAATTTCTCTGCTAACTCAACAGATGATAACCGTGGCGTTGCGTTCAACGGTAGAATAGCTTTGAGTGCAGACTACAACGATGGCTATCTGCGTCTTAATAATGCACAAGAGTTTGGTAATGGCATTTATACCCCTGCTAACTTCAGGGCAGATGGTTGGGTTGAGGCTGGCTCAGGGATTAGGCACGTAGACGACACCAACACTAATGTTACTTTTGGCACTGATACGGTTACGATCATAGCAGGTGGTCAATCTGAGGTCACAGTCAACTCCACAGGTGTACGTCTAGGCGACACAGGCAACGGCTACTTCCAGCCTGTTAGCGGCAACTATGGCTCTATCCAGATTGATGGTGGTGCGCATGGTGGCTGGGAAGGCTACAGCATTGGTGGTCGTATGGTGTTTATGCACGACAACAGTAATGTTGTTGGTATTTACAACGATGTAGACAATGAGTGGCTGTTTTACGGGAGCCGTAATGCTGAAACTCGTATGTATTACAACGGCGCTGAAAAGATACGTACAAGCAGCACAGGTGTCACAGTCACAGGCACAGTAGCAGCCACTAGCTACACAGGTGATGGTTCTAGCTTGACAGGTATCTCTGCAGGTGCTACAGGTGGTGGCTCAGATGAGATATTCTGGGAGAATGGACAAAATGTTACAAGTAACTACACAATCACTAATGGTAAAAACGCTATGAGCGCAGGGCCAATCACGATCAACAGCGGTGTCACTGTAACGGTTGGCTCAGGCGAAACATGGACGGTGGTATAAATGAGTACAATAAAAGTAAACGACATCGAAGAAGCGACATCGGGTGGCGGTAAGTTTGCTGTCGCACGGGTTCATTCAAGATGGAGTATGGTTGGTACCGCTGCTCTTACGGATAGTTTTGGAATAAGCAGTTTTACAGATCAGGGAACGGGAGTGTGTCGCCAAACCTTCAGCAACAACTTCGCTAACGCTAATTATACTGTAGTTGGTCTGGCTGGACGCCTCAGTGATACTGGTAATAGGTTTTTAGGTCTGCATGGTTATCTGCAAAACCCAACGACAGGCGCAACTGATTTAGCACAATGGAGCAGTAGTGGGGCTTATAATGACATAAACTACGGCGCAGCAGCTTGGTTTGGGGATACATGATGACCCAGTACCGTGTAATATTCGATGACCCAGACAGACTAGATGAACCCACGAAAGTGTTAGTACCTAGCGACCGTTGGATGAAAGAAGCAATGGAGGGCAACTTGCCCCCTATCAGCGTCTATTGGGAACTACAGGACGACGAACAGCAAGCTATTGCAGAAGGTCGCCACAGTGAGTTCAAACATGACCCAGAGAAACTTGCAGCACAGTACACAGCCCCACGCATTGGGCCACTGACTGAGCAAGAAGCATTAGAGTATCTGATTATGAAAGACTTGCCTCGTAAGTGCTGGGCAGAAGAACACAACCGCCCAATGTTTAAAATAGTAACAGTCGATCAGGTGCCATCTGACAGGACGTTTAGAAATGCATGGGAGATGGCAGCATGAGTACACTAAAGGTCACAAATTACCAAGACATCAACGGCAACGAAAAGATATTCATGTCAGCTTTTGTTAATTTTGATGGTGACCCAGTAACCATTAATGGTGACAAGAATGTAAGTTCAATCACTGACAGTGGAACAGGTAACTTCAAGATCAACTTTGATACCAATATGAGTTCAAACAATTATGGATGTGCAGCAATCGCAGCCTCACAGTGGGCGGTTTGTACTCAATATTATTTAGATACCAAAACAACATCGCAATATCCGCTAAGAGTGCTTCTGTATAACTTCAGTGCCTATACAGATGGGTACGATAATCACGCTTTGTTTGGGCAAGGATAAACATATGACAACGTACATCAAAATAGGTGCCACATCCTATAATGCGGCAGACTACACAATACCAACTGAACGCACGTTTCGTGAGGCATGGACAGCAGGGGCTAACCCTGAAGATGGCATAATCAGTGTCAACATGGACGCAGCTAAAGACATCTGGCGTGACAAGATACGTCAAGCACGTGAGCCTGAACTAGCCAAGCTAGACACAGCGTTTATGAAAGCGCAAGAAACAGGCGCAGACACCACTGCAATCGTAGCGCAGAAACAAGCACTACGTGATGCACCAGCCCATGCAGACATTGATGCGGCAACAACCCCTGATGAACTAACAGCGGTGCAGCCCATCCCTAACGTAACGGTGGAATGATATGGCTAGTGTAATTAGAGGTGATGATAACTTTGATAGTTCAGGTGTAGGGGCTGCTACAGACTTTGGAGATGTTGGCTCTTATGCGTTTTGTCTTGGGGTAATTTTAGGATTTACTGAAAATTCTACTATTGCGGGTTCTAGTTTATTGCCTTCAGGCTTAAACTCAAATGCATATACATCGGACGCAGCCGACAGCGCTGAATCTACTAAAGGCGGCAGTGCCCTTTCAGGGACATGGAGGGCAATGGGTAGGCAGAATTATGGCTCTACGTCAAACAGAGGCCGACAAACATTATTTGTAAGGATTTCTTAATATGACTGCTCCAGTAAGAATTACACAAGCCCGTAATGCATCTTACATTGACGCAGATGGAAACATTGACTGTGAGATAAAACATCCAAAATACGGTTGGATACCTTACACACTGCGTGATGATGACACCGACATGACTGTTGATAACGCAGCGGTCAAAGCAATCCTTGGCTCTAACATCGCAGCATACGTTCCACCAACACAGGAAGAATTAGACGCAGAAGCTGCAATGCAAGTTCGTAGTCGCCGTGACATGATTTTGGCAACAGAAGTAGATCCAATCGTATCTAATCCACTGCGTTGGGCAGATATGACGACAGAACAGCAGAACGCTTGGTCACAGTATCGCACTGACTTGCTGAACATCACAGATCAATCAGGGTTTCCACACAGCGTTACGTGGCCTACTAAACCATAGGTGACACATGCTAGGCTTTTCTAGTTTCTCACAAGCTACGTTTTCATCTACAGGTGCTGCTGCGCTTGCTGCTATTGGCTATCTAGCTACGACATCAGCGCAGCTTGCAGCAGGTACTATAATATCTAACGGTCAAGCTGGACCAATATTACCTGCTGCTACTGCTACCTTTACAGCTAATGCTTTTGGTGATGTAGATGCACAAGCTACAACAGAACTAGTAAATGCTCTAGCTTCGTTTAACATAGCTACACTAGCTGATATAGATGCTCAAGCTAATACAACTATACCAGCAGCTACAGCTAGTTTTACTGCAGCAGCATTTGATGATGTAGATGCACAGGCTAGTACAACTTTATCTGGTGCAACATCTACTTTTGCTGCTTCAGCACTTGACTTTGATGCACAGGCAAGTATAACTACTTCTAATGTAGTTGCTTCTTCTAGCATTAGTGACTTTACTTCTGTAACAGGTAAAGCTAATATTACACCAAGTGGTGCTACAGCTACCTTTGCATTAGACATAGACTTTGACGCTAAAGCAAACACGAGCATAGGCGGCTCTGTTACAGCTACTCTTACTGCAGCAGATGTTGAGGGTGACGGTCAAGCAAGTGGATTCTTAAGTACTACTGCAGCGTTCCTCTCTATCTACATCACAGACTTTGCAGACGAGGATGCACAAGCTAGAGCATTCATGCCAGTGGCAGCGTCTAGCATTACAGCAAGTGACTTCGGTGACGTAGACGCTAAAGCTAATACAGACATTGGTGGCTCTGTAACAGCAGCACTAGCAGTATCAGCATTCGATGATGTAGATGCTAAAGCTAACACAACACCCAGCGCAGTAACGGCTACAATAGCTAACGCAGCCTTTGACGATGTAGACGCACAGGCAACAATAGTACCACCTTCTGTCGTATTAACCCCAGCTATAGACTTAGATGACCCTATTGCTGTAAGGTTTGACTTCGGTCAGTTTGCTGACAGTTACGATAGATCAAGAGTGCTTTATATAGTTTCTTACGGTGGTAGTGATACTGTACATGTTACTGAAGAAAACAGAACAGTTTATATAGATAAAGATACGCAGAACTACACTGTGTATATTACAGGATAAGGACATACTATGTCTTATAAGTGGCCCGATAAAGACCCAGACGAAATGTTAGACTACAGTGTAGACTGGTCACGCTTTCTAGGTGATGATACTATATCGTCTGTAACTTGGTACATCTATGACGGAGACGGAGTTAAACAACAAGTGTCTGATTCTTCTGTAGTTAATGGGCTGCAGTTTGTTCAGGGTACTATTTCAGGGCGTGTAGCTACAGCAAGGTTTTCATTAGGGACTAATAATATACGTTATAACGTTGTCTGTCGTATAAACACAGGGGAAAATCTACAGTATGAACGTTCTATTTTCCTACGTGTTAAGGAGAAATAAAATATGGCGTATGATTATTTAGGACTAGTCAACGATGTGAATCGCAGATTAAACGAAGTAGAGTTAACTGCAGCAAACTTTGCAACTACTACAGGTTATTATAGTTTTGCTAAAGATGCAGTTAATGCAGCTATTCGCCATATCCAACAGGAAGAATATGGTTGGCCTTGGAATCACGTAGAAGAAACTGAAGTATTAGTTCCTGGTACAGTTCGATATGGTTTTCCGTACGACTCTAAAATTGTAGATATGAATACGTTTAGAATTAAACGTGATGATGCTTTAAATGTAACGACTAAAAAACTTAGGGTTATATCTTACGAAGAGTACTTGACTAAGTATGCTGATCAAGAATATAATTCTAATACTAATATTAGAACCGTACCGACACATGTTGCAAGAACTCCAAGCAGAGAGTTTATGATTTATCCAAGTCCAGATAAAGCATATGAACTTGTTTACGAATATTATAGAACAGGTTTTGATTTAGAAAACGCTACGGATGTTTGTAACTTACCAGAGCAATATCGTTATGTTATTGTAGACGGTGCAATGCACTATGTCTATCAGTTCCGTGGTGACACACAAGCATCTCAATTAGCAATGCAAAAATTTGAGCAAGGTATTAAGTATCTGCGGAGTCTACACATTAACCGTACAGATTACTTAGGTGATACAAGAGTTGGATTCTAATGGCTACCCAGTGGCAAACATTTCCGATTGAGTTTAGGGGCGGTTTGATCTCTAACCTATCAGCCTTGCAGCACGGTACTAATGCTGTGGGTTCTGCTACTATTTTACAAAACTTTGAACCTAACAAAGAAGGTGGTTACTCGAAGATCAAAGGCTACAATAAGTTTAGCACTACCACTGTTCCAGGTAGTGGACCTATACTAGCCCTTAAAGTTATATCTTCGGGTCGTGTTATCGTAGCACGTAAGAATGCTACTAACTACACTGAGTACTACTATGGTACAGGAACTACGTGGACTAGTATGGCAGCAAGTGCAAGTACTAATGGTGGTAAAGCACGTCATGCAGAGTTTAATCTTGATGGTGATGACAAAGTAGTTTTTGTAGATGGTACTAACTACCCTGCAATCTATAATACATCTGGAAACACTATGACTTTTCTGACATCTGCAAACAGTACAGATGTTAGTGGTGCAGAAAATGTAGCTATCTTCAAGAATACAGCTTTTTACTCTAATGGTAATAATATATTTTTTACTGCACCCCTTACAGTAGATGATTTCAGTGCAGCTAATGGTGCAGGTAGTATTAACCTAGGGCAAGATATCACAGGTTTAACTGTTTTTCGTGACCAACTTATTATTTTTACTACTAACAGTATCAAACGTTTAACAGGAAACACTGCAGCAGATTTTCAAGTATCCCCTATTACAGATCGTATTGGTTGTATTAACGGTGATACAATTCAAGAAGTCGGTGGTGACATTATGTACCTCGCACCTGATGGTATCAGACTATTAAGTGCTACTGATCGTATTGGTGACTTTGGTTTGGATATCGCATCAGATTCTATTGCTAAAGATGCTAGTATATTCCTCGACAGTACATCTACTTTTTCCTCTGTACTACTACGAGAAAAAGCCCAGTACCGTATCTTTGCATATATTGAGTCAGAACAAAAAACAGTTGCTAAAGGTTTAATAGCTACAAAGTTTATTGCTCAAGGTGCTACAGGTATTTCGTGGGCTACGACAAAAGGTATAAAAGCATACGTAGCCGATGGTCGCTACTCTGGTGACCAAGAAACACTAGCATTCGCTAATGAAGATGGTTACATTTATACTATGAATACGGGTAATGATCTTGATGGTCAAGATATTGAAGCTATTTACGAATCTCCGTTTATGCCTATATCAGACCCACAGGTTCGTAAGACGTTCTATAAAATGACTCTATATGCTGAACCTACAGGTAATATGGATTTAGATCTTAACCTTAAGTACGACTTTGCTTCTGGTACAAATACTGCAACAGTTCAACCTACTACAGTAAGTGTAAGCAGTACGGGTACTGCAGTATTTTTATACGGTGCTTCTAACTCTACTTACAACTCAGCTAGATATGGTGGGGAACTTGACAGCGTATATAACACCAACATTATTGGCTCAGGTAAAACAATAGCAATACGTATAGAAGATAACTCAACTAACCCAACATTTACACTCGATACAGCAGTGTTGGAATTTAAACAAAACGATAGGCAATAACATGGCAGATGGATATACACGGCAGCGATCTAGTGAAATTGTAAACGGTAACGTTATTGATGCCGACGATTTTGACGTAGAGTTTAACGCAGTTGCAGGTGCAATGAATGCATCTACTGGACACAACCATGATGGAACCAGTGGTGGTGGTGCCCCAATTGAAAGTATTGGTCCTGCAAAAGACTTAGTCGTAACTTCTACTAATGTTAATCCTAGTACAACTAACACATTGAGCTTAGGTGCAGCGGGTGCTCAGTATAAAGATGCATTTTTTGATGGAACAGTTCAGACAGACTTACTATTGGTAGATGAAACTTCAATATTTACTGGAGCTATTACTGCTAATGGCGGTATTACAGGTAATCTTACTGGAGATGTTACTGGTGACCTTACAGGTAACGCAGACACTGCTACAACGTGGGCAACTGCACGAGAGATTGCACTTACAGGAGATGTCACAGGTAGTGTAACAGGTGTTGACGGTAGTGGTAACATCAGCATTACTACTACAGTAGCTGCAAATTCTGTCGCACTGGGTACAGATACTTCTGGTAACTATATGACAGATGTGTCAGCAGGTACAGGTGTTACAGTTACTCACACCCCTAACGAAGGGTCTACTGCTACTGTGGCTATTGGTCAAGCAGTAGGTACTACTGACAATGTTACATTTAATGCAGTAACTGCAAACCTTACAGGGAATGTTACAGGTAACGTCACAGGAAATGTCACAGGGAATGCAGACACAGCAACTACCTTAGCAACTGCAAGAACTATTGCAGGTCAAAGCTTTAACGGTTCTGCTGACATCACTATTGCTGCAACAGATTTGTCTGACACTAACCAAGCATTATCAACTACATCAGATGTTACATTTAATGACTTAACAGTATCAGGTAATCTTACTGTATCAGGTACAACCACTACTGTTAATACAGAGACAATCAACCTAGCAGATAACCAGATCGTACTTAACAGTAATGAAACAGGTGCACCTACACAAAATGGTGGTATTGAGATTGAACGTGGTACTGAGACAAACAAGACACTATTATGGTACGAGAACGTAGATGAGTGGTCTGTAGGTTCAGAAACATTTGAAGCAGGTACATTTAAAGGCGATCTAACTAAAGCTAGTGATCTTACAATCAGTGCTACAGGTACAGGTGATATTACACTAGACGCTGCTGGTGATATTATCCTAGATGCTGATGCTAATGCACAGGTCATCTTTAAAGATAACGGTGTTAGTAAATTTCTATTTGATGGAAATTCAGGAAGTATTCAAACATACACAGGCGATCTTCAGATTAGAACGACTACTTCAGGCGCAATCTTAATACAGTCTACAGGCTCTGGTAATGATGTAACTTTAAAAAGTTCTAATGATGCTATCCTTGATCCAGGTACAGGTGTTACAAAACTCTACAGAGGTGGTACTCAACTAGCACAACTAGACACAGGCTCTACTTACGGCGATCCGCTAAAGATTTCTACGTCTGCAACAGCTACTGGTACTATGACTGAAAGCCTTTGGGTAGACCAGTATGGTGTTAATGTCCTGTATGGTTTGCGTGTTGGTGATAGCAGTAATCCTACTGAAGATGATATCTATGCTGTTGGTGACATTGAAGCTGGCGGCAACATGACTTGTACCACATCAAATGTGACAACAATAGACTTTGGTGACTGGACTATCACAGAAAGCGCTGGGGTTCTTTACTTTGCCACAGGCGGTACAAATAAAATGAAGCTAGATGCGTCTGGCAACCTAACAGTAACAGGTAACGTCACAGCTTACGGAACAGTATAATGGCTTTACAGTCTTCAGGTGCTATCAGTTTAAATGATATCCAGACAG